GGTTGACCAGAAAGAAAGCTATGCGGATGGGTCCGGCGTTGTCCATTAGCGACATCGAAAGCCCGTCACGAATCCCTCCGAGCAAGACGGAGTGCAATCGGAATCATAGATGGGCAACAAGTAAGTTCGAGCGTGTTTGTTATCGGTGTGGACGGGTTGAGGAATGTGATCCTGTGACGCGGAAGTGGTCGGGGTTGAACTATCACAATACACAAAACGAGGTAGCAACATGACCGACGATCTAACAGGCGAACGTCTCAATAATCCAATGCGCCGCCGGATATGGCCTGATGATTATCAGGGCGACGGCGATGATCGCGGGGTGAGATGCCCTAAGTGTAACTGTGCTGACACGCGGGTTGTCTATACGCGGCATAGTGTTGGCGGGAGGAATCAGCGGCGGCGGCGGTGCCGGAATTGTGGGCGTGAATTTTCAACATATGAAAGGGCGACGTGATGGATGATTTCAGATTTGCACATGTGTGGGGCGTTGGCGTGAAGAGCGCCAATCGAGGCTGGGGGCTATGGGATACCACGCTATACAAAACGAGGCGCGAGGCCTATGACGCAATGCGGGCATTCAAGGCTAGCGTAGCGATTTCTCCGGGTTCGGTGCGTGTATTTAAGTACGTTCCAATAGCCTGAACACGGAGCACCAAACGCGACCCCGCCGGACCACAAATCCGGCGGGTTTTTGCGTTTGAGAACGTTACACATGCGTAACTCCACCCCCTTGACAGAATTATCAACATCATGAAACAATAGCACCTGACAGAGTAATAAGATCCGCGTGGGACTGATCCTCCCGGCGTGAGTATGAGCGTAAACAGAAGCCGTCTTGCCAGGCAAAGCAAGACGGCTTTTTTGTTTCGCGGGTCTGATACTCGAAAGGCTGACAGCATGGCATTGACACTGGCAAAGGTTGAGACCGCGATTGAAGGGCTACTCACAGGCTCTCAGTCGTTTACGATCGACGGTCAGCAATACACGCAAGCCAGCCTTAACGGACTCATGACGCTACGTAAGCAACTCAAAGCCGAAGCCGGTAGCGCCTTCGGATTCAGTATGCGACCGCTAAAGCCCCCGGTACATTAATGGCAACCAAGCCCAAAAAATCTACCGCCACGAGTAAGCCGCGGGCGCCGCGGGCTAAGGCCAAGCGCTCAGTCTTTGACGTTGGCACTGCCGGTCATCGCCGTATCAATGCCCGCTACGATGTATCCCGCACGACCGAAGAGAACGAGAATCTATGGAAGTACGTTGACGGGTTGAGCGCCGCCGAAGCCAATAGCCCGACCGTGCGCAAGACTATCCGCGAGCGTGCTCGCTACGAGGTGGCTAACAACTCATACGCTAACGGGATCGTTGACACCTTGGCCGCTGACACTATAGGACCGGTCATCCAGCTGCAGCTAGGCGATACCGATTTGTCGCAGCGGACAGAACGCGCTTTCTCCACGTGGGCAAGAGCCGTGAATCTATGGGCCAAGCTGCGAACCATGCGCCGCGCGAAGACGGTTGACGGTGAGTCTTTCGGGATGTTCGTCACGAATCGCCTGATTAAAAACCCGGTCAAGCTGGACATCCGATTGATGGAAAGCGAGATGATCACGTCATGGACAGGCATGAGCAATGACAGCGAGATTGACGGGATACGATTTGACAGCGAGGGCAACCCGATAGAGTACCGCGTTCTCAAAACGCATCCAGGCGATTACCGAACATTCATGAAGTCACTTGCGGGTGAGTGGGTCAAGGCGGAATACATGCTGCATTATTTCCGCGCGGTTCGAGCCGGTCAGGTGCGCGGTGTGTCAGAGATCACTCCTGCGTTGTCGTTGTTTGGTGAGTTGCGATTGTTCACCAAGGCCGTGATCAACGCGGCGGCGCGGGCGGCTGAAATCTCCGGTGTGATGACTACAACGCTATTACCTGACGCGCTGGCGGCAGAGCTTGCCGACCCGCTCACGGTGATCGAGATAGCGCGCAATAATCTTGTCAGCCTGCCCGAAGGTTGGACTATGAGCCAGCTCAAAGCAGAGCAACCCGCAACGACATACGAGATGTTTAAGCGGGCGATTGTGAGCGAGGCGGCGCGTTGCATCTCAATGCCGTACAACATAGCGGCGGGTGATTCATCGTCCTACAATTACGCGTCGGGTCGATTGGATCACCAGACCTATGACCGGGGTATCGAGGTGGAGCGCGAAGAGATTCGGCATGACGTTCTGGACCGTATCTATTCTGCATGGCTTTCCGAGTATCGCATTACTGCCAATCTGACCGCGGCGCAAGTGGTAGAGTTATCAGAGCACGAGTGGCATTTTGCGGGACGCGGTCACGTTGACCCGGTGAAAGAAGCGAACGCGGATGAGACGCGATTGCAAAACGGAACGCTTACGTACTCTCGCTATTGGGCCAAGCGCGGCGCCGACTGGAAGCGTGAGGGCGCACAGTGGATCAAGGAGCGTATTGAGGCCGAGGTAGCATGGAACAAGGCACGTAGTGATGCTGGTCTACCCCCCGCGCCGTATCCTTGCGCCGAACTACAATCGCAGACCATCGAAGTAATCGAACCCCCAGATGAGGAGCCAAAGAAATGAAGCATCCAATTATTGCAATCGGAACATGTCACATCGTGGCAGCCGCATCCAAGGAAGGCGAAGCGACTAAACTACCGACGATCGAGATTGAGGCATACAACGGCGGGATCATGGACGTGGGATATTGGGGGCCGGTTGTGATCGATCTCGCAGGGTTGACCGCTTCCGACTCCACTCCGATACTGTATGCTCACAATCAATCGAGCATCGACGGCATTCTCGGGCAGACAACCGCCATAGCCAACGACGGCAAGACGCTGGCAATGTCTGGTGAGATCATGGGTGACGGACTTACTTCCCAACGCGTCAAGGCGTTGGCGGTAGACGGTTTCAAATTTCAGGCGAGTGTCGGTGTTGATCCTCAGAAGCATGGCGAGGTTGAAACAGGCGCGGAAATCGAAGTGAACGGCCAAACATTATCAGGCCCGTTTACACTGATCGAGGCCGGAAAACTTAATGAAGTTTCAGTGGTGCCGATGGGAGCGGATGGAAGTACCTCCGCCAAAATCGCAGCAGAACAAGGCGCGAAGGTTGCGCCAAACAGTGAAGGAGTCAACGTGAAACTTGACGCACAGGGTAATCCCATAGTGGAACCCGCAGAAGACGGGCAACCGACCGCCGATCAGATTCGCGCGGAAGCGGTTGTGAATGCAAAGGCAGAGACCATCAGGGTTGATGGAATCAACAAGCTCACAGTAGGACATACCGAGATAGCTGAACAAGCTATCGAAGGCAAGTGGACTCTTGAGCACACTGAACTGATCGTAGCCAAAGCAGAATTGGCGATCGAGAAAGAACAGAACAAACGGCCCGACACTCCCGCTATCGTGGGGATGCGAGTCAAGGAAGTCAGTACCGATATTCTCGGGGCTGCTGTTGCCATACGCGCAGGGCTGAAGAGTGCTGATAAAGTGTTCGCGTCCGATACATGCCAGAAGGCCACTGAATTGAAGATCCACAGTCTCACGGACTTCGTACGCGCCGGATTGGCCGCGTCGGGTAAGGCTCTTGAGTTCACGCGTCACGAGACGCGCGAGTTCCTGCAAGCCGCTTTCTCAACACGCGACATCGCAAACGTAATCGCCGCCACGGCCAACAAGTTTATCCTTGAAGGTTACGGCACGGTTGAGGATGCGTGGCGCAAGGTTGCCGCTGTTCGTCCCGTGGTTGACTTCAAGGCCAACACTGGCGTTAGATTGGTTATGGCGAATCTGCTCAAGGATCTTGGCACTGGTGGCGAGATACAGCACGGTACGCTGTCTGACGATACCCGCACAGTACAGGCCGAGACCAAGGCGTTAATGCTTGGCGTGACCCGTACCGACATAATCAACGATGACCTGGGCGTCCTTTCGGATCTCCCGCGCCGTCTTGGTTTTGCCGCTGCCCGTACATTCAACACGGACTTCTGGGCTGCGTTCGAAGCGGCTGTTGCTACCGCGTTCACGGGTGCTCACGCGAACACCACAACCGGCGCATTGACCGCGACCACGATGGCCGCAGCCGAAACGCTGTTTGACGCGCTGTCTGACAACGACGGGAACCCGCTCGGAACTGAGGCTTCAATGTTGCTCACGGGCAGCACGGCAAGCGGTCCCGCACGGGATCTGTTCATCAGTCAGAACATGATTGGTGGGACAGGCAAGACCACTGCCGGCAACCGTTACGCCGGTATGTTCGAGCCCGTCAAGTCTCGCTATCTTAGCGCGGCTCCGTGGCTACTTGTCGGCAATCCGCTGGGCGTTCCGCTTATGGAAGCAAGTTTCCTGAATGGCCGTGAAGAGCCGTTTGTCGAAACCGCCGATGCAGACTTCAACACGCTGGGCGTGCAGATGCGCTGCTACTACGACTACGGGACCGACTTCGCTGAGTGGCGTGCGGCCGTGTATTCGACTGGTGCGTAACGTGTAATCAATCCGTGCTGCCTCAATAACGGGGCGGCACGGGCAAACGAATAGAAAAAAGAAGGAGATCAGATCATGAGCCAAGCAATATACATTCAAGAAGGTCGAGAGATCGACTACACCCCCGGAGCCGACGTTGACGCCGGTGACGTGGTGGTCCAAGGCAACCTCGTTGGTATCGCGAAAGCGGCTATCGACTCTGGCGAACTCGGGGCGCTGTCCGTTTCGGGCATCTTCGACGTGGACCAGAACGCCGAAATCATAACAGCCGGTGACGCTGTTTACTGGGACGCAAACGGATCGAGCGTGAGTGGTACGGCGCTGGCCGGTGCCGCAACCGCAACCGCAACCGGAAACACGTTTATGGGGTTCGCCCAGGCGTTGACCGCTGCGGCCGATTCCTACGTCCGCATTGCGTTGCGTTCGGCTGAGTCCGTAGCTGGTGGCGTGTCCACTGCTACGAGCATCACTGGTACGGCATCGACGCTCCCGATTGCGGGGCTGTCGGCGGCCCAGGGCGGGACCGTATCAGCAACGGGCGGAACGTCCACCACGGCAGGTAATGCCGGCGGCGCGGCCTCATTGGTCGGTGGTACTCCCGGTGTCACTGGCGCTGGTGGTGCGGCTGTAGTAACCGGCGGAATCGGCGGATCAACATCCGGCACGGGCGGCGCGGCTTCCCTCGCTGGTGGTGCAGGTACCAACGGAGATGCAGACGGCGGCGCGGTTTCGGTGCTCGGCGGTAACGCTGACGGAACCGGGACCGATGGCGTGCTGAACCTCGGTACGAGCAACACTTCGGCTATCAATATCGGCGCGTCCGGTATTGTCACCGCTGCTGCTGGTCCCGTACAGGATCGCTCTTCGTCCGCAGTCACCGCCACGACCGGCGGCGCGACGACCGGGCTAATCCCTGCCGGATGCAAGCTCGCTATCGTGACCAGTGATTCCGCAACCAAACAGATCAGCCTTCCCGCTGCTTCCGTTGGCGATGAGATTGAAATCCTCGTCACTGGCGCGGCTTGCGAACTGATCAGCGCGGTTTCGGCTCACAAGGTCAACAACGTGACGGTTGGCGCCACCAACGAACTCGCACTGGTGCAGAACAGTCTGTATCGCTGCAAGTACGTTGCCGCAAACAACTGGATTGTTACCGGTGTTGATAACGAAGGCGTAGTCGAGACTCCGCTGACGCCTGACTCACTGTAATCTCTCCCCAACCCCGCGCCCTGACCGGTCCCCTCCCGGCAGGGCGCATTTTGAAAGGATGATATGGCACTCACGGCGGCAATGGTTCAGGCGGCGTTTAAGGCGGCAAGATCAGCTCTCCCCGCCGCGGCTGTGCAGATCCGGCACCAGGATAGCGGCACAGTCTACAGCGGCGTGAGATCCAGCCTTGAGAGCACACAGGAAATCGGCAGCATGGGCGCGATCCAAGGCGCGACCGGGGCAGTTAGAGTGATGGTGTCAGAGCTGACAATGCCGCACCCAAAGGCGGGCGACTTGATTGAATTGGTAGAGCAGGACGGAGGCGATCAGTCCACGCGAGTGATACTCTCCGTCCGTCTCGACCAGGCACACGCAACGATGCGAATTGATTATGGTGAGCAGTATGGTTGATCTACAGGTAACACCAGACCAGCAAAGCATCCTCGCGCTGACAGACATGATCAAGCGACTCCAGGACGAAACCGGGCGCAGTGCATCGGACGCGGTTGATTATGCGGCTATCAGGGTTGCCAAGTCCGGCGGTGTAGCGTCCAAGCCATCCAAGAAGAACCGGGACAGCATCCCTAATCCAGAATGGAAGCAGGCGCGTGGATCGTTCGCATGGGCACGCAGGCAGATGAAGCAAGGCAAAGCTATCCCCGCAGAAGCACAGGCGGCGCTCAATGACCTGAACAGCCTGACACCGTTTCTGATCGTCCGTATGAGGCAGGGCGGACAAGCGCCGCTGATGATGCCGAGTTACGAAAAGAAAGATCCTCGCCGACTGATTGAGCGGCGAGGACTCGCCAAGAAAACATGGTCCGTCATGGGCGCTAAACTTGCGGCTTCCAGAGGGCAGGACCGCGTGAGCAGTGGCGGCAAAGATTATCGCGTCTCGAAATACATAGAGAAATACGGCGACACAGGCGGGAGCCATGTAGCACGCCTCGTCAACAAATTAACTTACCTTGAGGACGCATACCCCGGCATCACGCAGACGGCCATCACGAAGGGCACAAACGCACTCAAAGGCGAACTTGACCGCAAGATTGCAGCGGCCACAGCGAGGGCGAACAAATAATGGCAAACACCATCATAACTATCGAGATTGCAACGGCGATCAAGGCCGCTCTCGTTGCCGTAGTGCCGACTACCACGACCGTTTACGCGGACGGCGTGCTCGACACGACCGGGCAGGACGAGGACAAGGTTATATTCCCTGCCGTCTCAATCGTCGTGAACGAGTGCCATCCGATGCAGTACCGTTCCGTGTTGCGATCGTACCCGGTGACCATCGAGGCGGCGTCGTGGTACCAGGAGGACAAGGACCAGGTGAAGCTCTACACGATGGGCCACGCGGTGAGTCAGTGGCTTGCAGAACCGTCTCTATCACTCACGCTGGCACACTGGGACGCGCTCGTAATCGACGGACCACCGGAGCGCGGTATAGATGGCCGCGTGCAGTTTATGCTATGGCAGGCAACGTGCAACACAAGGAAAGCGACATGAAGAAACTTGATTGGATCGTAGCAGGGCAGACGGTGACGGCGGACAGGCTTAAAGAGGCCAAGGATTTACCACGGGCGGCGCAGGCCGAATTGTGGGTAGGGCGCACGCTCAATCGGGCGGCGGTGAATGCAATCTCGGAGGCGGTCAAAACGGCACCGACCCCGGCAAAAAAGAAGGAAGGTGAATAATGGGCGCTCCAGTATTTGGCGTACTAGATGTTTTGGCTCTCGGTGCAGATTGGGAGCCACAGGGCAACAGCCCGACAAGCGCGGGGACGCGCGCAACCGCAGGCGGTGACGATGGCGACATTGTAGCCGAGACGGTGCACAACACAATCGAAAGCGGAACGGTATCTTACA